GAAATTGGGAATTGAACTAGTGCCGCATTTTCTACCGTTGCACCCGATACCGTGAACCCAGTGGCTCTTGCTACAGCTACTCGTGCGTAAGAAGTGTAAGCCGATTCTGATGTTACAGCAGAACCCGCCTCGCCTGGATCGGCAGTGTGCAAGGCTAGCCATAAATCAGTATTGGCATTCCATGAGACATCTGTCCCTACGAATATGTAAGTGTTTATCGCGGTTTCCGCAGTATTTGAAAATGACATTTATAAACTCCTTTTAAGAATAAGTTAAACTTGCTCGATCGTTCCATACGTTGTCGAAATTAGTGTTTCCATCTGCCCAAACAATCTCTAGATCTTCTCCGGTTGTGATAATTTTCTTTATCTTCCAAACGGCAGAAGCATCACTGGATCCTGGGTCAGCAAAACCTATGTAAGTAACCGAAGCACTAACGACGTCGACATATTGTTTGTAATCCACAGTCCCCGCTCCTGACACTTGACTATTTTCCCAGTTGACACCATTCCATGTTAAGACATCGTTTGGTAAAAGGTTAGTTAATTTCACATTCCCGACGTCTTGTAATTTTCTCGGTCTTGAAGATCCACCGCCACCGCCAATTGCCCTATAGAAAACCCACTTTTTATTTTCTTTGTGGAATATTTCTCCGACCTGAGTGAAGCACCAATCTTTTTCTTTACCTAACTTTTCGTCAGGAGCAGAAAAAGAAAAATGAATATAACTCCCGTCTTTTCCTGGAATTCCTTGATCGCCTTTAGCGCCATCGATTCCATTTTTACCATCTAGGCCATTTAATCCAGGGTCGCCCTTCAATCCGCGCGGTCCCTGTTCGCCTTGTGGTCCAGGCTTTCCACGTTTACCAGTTTCTCCTTTAGGTCCTTCTATTCCTCTAGGTCCTTGGGGTCCGATAGGGCCTTGTTTGCCTTCCGGTCCCTCTTTGCCGTCAACCCCATCCTTGGGATCTTTGACGACATAGGTCTTTTCTAGCTTTTTAGTAATAGGATTAAACTTTAAAACATTATTCATTATTTATTTTCTTATGTTTCAGCGAGGCTATTTTCTGCTTCGATTCGTCTTCGTATTCTATATGGGTTTCCTGAAATACTATTTTATTAAGAGAATATTTAACTATTTCTTTTTTAAGTTCATATATAGTTTCTACTTCTACGCCAGGGTCCTCGATCGATGGTTCTTTTTTAACATCTAGATCTAGATTAAACTTAGAAAACCCACTGCCCTTTTTTTCTTCTATGAATTTATCTACCGTCTGCCCACGAATAGATTCTGTCGGTGTGAATTTTTCATATTTAGTAATGGGAATTACAGTAGATCGGCAATTAAAGTGCATCGGCGGAATAGGCTGCTCCCCAGATTTAAAATACTTTCCGTGAAGTCCTGCGCATATATCGCTAGTTCTTTGGTCCATGATTGCGCTGTATTGATAGCCAGCTACAACTCCAGTAGAGTCAAAATATTCTACTCGTGCGTTGTTCATTACCTCTGTGTGCTTTGTTCTAGCATATCTTTCTATAGACACCGCGCTTAGCTGTTGCAGGTCATCGGATAAAATACCGAGAACGGAGCTAAGCGGCTTACCATCCTTGACAGCAGCGATTAGCTCCGCTCGGGTTTTCTTTAAAAGTGAATATTCATAGTCCCCGATGTAATCAAAGACTTCTTTTTCTAGAACCGCTAGGAATTTATCTTCTGCTAGGGGTTTAGCGTATTCGGCCTTTAGCTCAAACTTTAGATCGAAAGCGGCTTTTTCTATTTCTGTTTTAGCCGTCGACATTGAGTCTTTATAAAGCATCATAAAGCTAGACTTGATCAATTGCTTCATTTCTTTTTTATACTTTAACGATAGGGAATCGATTCGATCTATATTTTGATTCTGGACTATTTTCTTTTTTTCGATCTGGTCCATTAGGTCGCGAATCATTTTATTTACAACGGAATCAGTCTCGTTAATTAGAGATTGATCATAGTCGTCTAGCTTATTTTTTAAGGCCTTGAAGTTAACCTTGCGGTGATAATCTCCAGGTGTCTGGTCGTAAGTTTTAGCGAACATTCTTTTATCAGCTTCGCGCTCCGTGGCTTCTTCTTCAGGCTCTTTTTCTTTTTCTGGGTCTTCGGATTCTTCTTCTCCTGGTTTTGCAGCATTCGGATCACCCCCGCCTAAGGCAATGGGTTGTTTAAAAACTACGTCGCCTTCTGGGAATTTAACTAACTTTCTGAAGTGATTGATTTCTTCTTCGTTTGCTTGGTATGCGTTGCCTTTAACAGCATCTAGCCAGATTTTAGCAAACTCTACGGATTGTAATTCGTCGATAGGTTTAAATTTAAACTCAGGTGGTTTTTCGATAAAGCCAAAGTTAAATTCTATCATTGGCTTGATAATTTCTTTGTTTACAAGAGATTCAATAGCAGCGCGTCTGCGGTTAATATGCTTAAAGAATAGATTCATTTGCTCTTTACCTAGGGCTAGAGATCCGCCTCCAGTCTCGCCTCCGGTAAATCCTACTAGATCTGGCACAAATAGAGAGCGGCCTATGATCATATTAAACAAGTGAATTGCCTTATGATATGCCTCGCCCTGGGTCTTAGCCTCTAGAAAAGATATTTCTACATCTTTAGAAACGGCAATAGCTGTCTTTGTCTGGAATCTTTTTAATACATTTAGTAATGAATCCGAGAATCCCACAGGAGCATTCTTGTCATATCTAGCATAGGGAATAGGAGACGCGGCTTTTTCTAGATAGATAGAAAAGTATCTAATCACATGAGTTTTAGCCACCCATGCATTATAGGCAGCGCGAAGATCCGAAGTGCCGTATGGGTTTTGAAATCGTTTATCATTTATGTAATGAATTAAAGCCTTTGGGTTGACTTCTATGTCGCCTTCGACTGCTTTTTGTTGGTACTTAGTAATAGATCCGCGATCGTCTTGGAATATAAGCCATGAATTAGGGTGGCGCGTGCGTAAGTACTTAAGAACTAACTGGTTTTCTTCTCCCATTTTAAATACTTTTTCTGACAGTGAAAATCCAAACTCATAGGCAGTTAGAATTTCCTCTAGATCATCTACGAAGTCGCCTTCATATTGTTTAAGCAATGCGTCTTCGATGAACTCGACTATTTCTTCTTGGTTACTATCTCCGGGGACAATATTCATTCCGTCGCCTAGGATTAGATCTTTTTTTAATCTAAGGCAGACGTTTACTTGATCGTCCTGGGCCATGTTTTCGTAAATAGAATAGTCAAAATTCTTTTGATATAGATCGTCCGGGTTGTATGGCATTTTGTAGCTATCGGCTACATAAGGCGACTTTGAGAAAGTCTGGTCATACATATTTACATATAAATCTTCTACTACGTTCTTTGAATTAGACGAACTAATAGACGGGTCATCCATTTCTGGCATGGTCTAAATTCCTTTTTTAAAGTTTTATCTTGGTTGAAATATCTGTAGGTGTGATATTTACGTCCGGCAATACTTGCAGCGCAATACTACAAGCAATGATTAAATCGTCATGCTTGCCCGTAGCTGCTTCAATTTTTCCGTTATTGTCAACTAATGTCAAGCACTCAGCTAGGATAGTTTTGTCAGGTATTGTAAAATAGTCTCCCTCTACGCACTGAATGAATCTATCTAGCATTAAAGGTCTAGTGGCTGTGTTTGTTGTCCACCCTGGGCGCTCATCTTTTGGGTTTACATATATGTTTGGATAGGAGAGTTGGTCTAATTGAAAAAGAACTGTGTGCCCGTGGTTATTTCTTTCTACTGCTATCAGTGGCGGGTATTTGTTTGGGGTTGTATATAGCTTAGACATTTCGACTAATTTGTCCGCAAAGGCTCCGGGTTGAAGTTGCCCGTGGAATATCGCAGCTATTTGCATCGTGGCCACATCTATCATTACACCAGCGGAGTAATCTAACCCGACTCCTTCTGAAGTATCCGCTCCGACTACGTACTGGGTGTCTTTGCTGATTTCTTGGAATATCTTAATTCCTTTTTGTATGCGAATCGGTTCGCGCGCATTGTCCATCATTTCTTTAATCTTGAATGGGTCTATCACTGGAGTGCCGGAGGCTAAGAAACAAGTTTGATCGTCTTCTGGATATTCCTGCTCAAAAGGTACGCGCTTTATATCAAAGGTGCTGGTCTTTAGCTCGGCTCTTTTAAACCTGCGAAAGTTCATTTGTTCGGGTGTGATATCGATATTAAATAGGCGCTTTGCTTTATCTATGAACTTTAATTCTTCTTCACTAAACTCTGTGGGAGCTTTAGCTGGGATATTATAGTCTTTATACATGTACCAAGGGAAGAATAGCTTTTCATAGATAGCATCGGGATCGCACCATAGATCATAGAAATAGTTGGCCATTCCGTTAGGGGTTGTCTCTATCGTAACCATTCCTTTATTAAGAGGAACCGCTTGCAATGTTGCTTTTAAACGTGCGGAATCCTTCATAAATGCTGCTTCTGATACATGAAGTTTTCCAATTGTGTCGCCTCGAACTTCAAGGTCGCAATAGATTCTAGAGTTGATTTCTGGGAAATACATTTGGTATTTGGATCCACCACCGCGGTCTAAATGTGGTCGAATCTGCTCTGGTAGAAAATCGTACGCTCGCCTTACAATCCTGAATAGTTTCTCGATAGCGTCCTGCTCGTGAGCTATGATTCCGGCGGTGGCATTTTCTGTGAATATGGTCCAGTCTAATAGTTTGATTAACTCATTTGTAGAGATCCCGAACTGCCTAGCTTTTAGGATAATTTTTCTTAGCGCTGGGTTATTGTTTATTATGTCTTGGATCGGGTTCGGGGTGTATGGGACTTTCTGCCCATCTTTGTTCACTATAGAGTACAGGTTTTCAAGACGCCAAAGAGGGTCATGTCCGTTGTCATAGAATGGTTGAAGCTCGGGGATTTTATTTATCACCTGTCTATAGTATTAAGATTTGTTGATTCTAGCATCTCTTTTCGTTCGCGAAAGAATTTAACTAACTCGGCGTGCGTCGTTCTATCTGTTTCGTCTGCGTTGGGGTCATCCTGGATTCTGCCTATTGATCGCATCATTAACCACTCCATAATAGCAAAATTCCTTTTAGACATTCCCTCTACTATTATCGCCACAAGATACGCCTCGATAACAGGAAGCGAATTCATCTTGGTGTTAGATATATCCCTTAGCTCTTCTAGGTCCATCATTAGGTATTTAGATATTAGTCTTTCTAATATCTCTTTGGGCATTTTCTGGATTGATTTTATAGAATCAGGAAGTCGTGGACGACCGAGTCCAAACTTATTCCCAGGCTTAAAATCCCCTTTTTTTGTATGATTACCCATAATAATATCGTGCGTTAAGTGAGTGTTTTAGTCATTGTTTATTTTTTAGGCAATTAGTGGAGATTGTGCCAGGAATTCAACCTGGGACCTTCGGGTTTGCAATCCGACGCTCTACGCAGCTGAGCTACACAATCCTATTTTTTAAGCATTTTCTTTATCGATACCTTGCTTCATAAAGTCGTCGTAAAATTCTTTTGTTAAAGCTAGGCCCTGTTTAATATTTATATTGGCTGACCATTTAAGCAGGTTATTTATATTAGATGTATCCGCCCAAGACTGTCTTACGTCGCCACGCCTAGGTTCTTTATAAATAGCCTTATCTCTTTTTCCGATAAGATCTAGGAGTTCGTTTAATGAAGTTCTGGAGCCCGTCCCGACGTTTAAAACTGCGGACTGTTTAAGATATAGGCTTTTACAAATAGCCTCGGATACGTCGTCTACGTAAGTATAATCGCGTATTGTTTCCCCGTCCCCGTTAACCTCTGGGACTTCTTCCGTAAGGAATCTAGGAATAACTGGGGTGTAATACCCAAGCATACTTTGACCCGGACCGTAGACATTAAAGAATCTTAATCCTACGAATGTGGAATCATGAGGCATAAGTAATATAGCGAGCTCCTCGTTAACTCTTTTACTTAAAGAATATGGACAAAGGAGTTTTCCCTCTCTGCCTTCCTTTCTTGGGTTTTCTGGACTTAAACCATAAACACTCGAGCTCGACGCAAAGACTAGCTTAGGTATTTCAAAGGCT